ATTTTTGCCAGCCTGTTTTTAGGTATTGGCTTTCCTGTTTGCCAGTAATTGAACATCAGCAACAAATACGCACCATGCTCCTCTGCTGACAAATGCATGGTGTCAGCCAGGTAATCAGCTATGTACAGTTGCATGTATGGTAATGCGGCCATAATTGCCCCGTATGATGCTGCCCGGTGGCTTAGAATAAGCACAAACAGCATGAAAACTTTTGCTTAATGAACAATGACAGAATCGTCGGAAGACCCGCCGCCGCTGAAATGCGCTTTCCGGTAAACGGCTTGGACTGCATCATCATGCGCATCAATTGCCGTACTTAACGCTTCCTGCGCCGCCAGTAATGCACGGCGTTCCAGGGTATCGAAGATGCAGAGTCGGTGACGCAGCTCGCGCGGAAGGATTGCCAGAATTGCTGGGATCAGCTTCTGAATTTTTTCCCTTTGCGCATTCGTTTCACCTTTCAACCAACGGTGATAGATATTCTGCTGATTGTTCCAGTCCTTGCCTGGAACCAGGGGCAATTCCCCGCCCCCCTGGCGCAGATATTCTTCAGTAATTGCATTGGCTACCCATGCCTGCCCTTTTTCGGCTGCCA